TTGGAGAGTCTACTGAAGAAGCTGCTCCCACGGGAGCAGCAGCAGCAGCTGCTGCTCCACCAACAGCGCCAACACCTACTGGCGCTTTTGCGGAAGCAGCAGGCGCTGCAAAAGGGACAACCAATTTGGCTCTCCAACAAGCACAGCAAAATGCAGCGATGGCAGCACAAAAGAGTTCTCAGACACAGAATATGCTCCAACAACGACAAGCTGCTTTGCAGCAGAGATCGATGATTATGGAGGCCCAAAAGCAGATTGAAACGATGCGACAAGTCGATCCGGCTAAAGCTGCTGAGATGCAAAAGTCTTTGAATCAAGACCTAGAGAGAAATAAATTGTCAATGCCAGCTACTCCGGGTGCGACAGCAACACCAGCGACACCCGGAGGACCAGCTGTCTCAGCTGCACCAAGCATGTCTGGACCCATGGTTCCTCCGTACCAAAACATGGCAGCGACAAAAACAGGTACTGCTGCTGTAACCATGAGTCCAACTGTTGGAGGCCTAGGAGATTTAGCCAAGGTAGGACAAAGCGAACTCGAATACGCAAAACAGCAGGTCGATTTGCTTGGCAAGATTTTGGCAAGCTTGTCTTCTGGTGGTGGTGGCGGTGGTGCAGCTACACCAGCAAAGACTGCAACTGGAGGAACAGATAATTATTTTAAATTGCCAACAGGCAATTTTAATGAAAGCAGCATCAGAGAAGTAACTAATCTATAATTGGTGAACCATGGCAAGAGCTACTAGTTTAAATGGAAGTTTGCAAGCACTATCTGATTGCTACATCAGAGTTGGCAATGATGTTATTTACATGAAATCTTTGCCGAGCATTTCGGATTCTCATGGTGCAAACTACAATCCAGAGAATGGCATCGGTCGTTCTATGCCAACAAGGACATTTTCGAACGGTGGGGACAGAGCAATCAGCTGGGACATAACATTTGTATCAGAAGGAGATTCTGGATTAAGGCAAAATTTAAACTATTATAGGCTACTTATGAGTTGCACATACCCTGTTGATACTGGTGGAAATGTGCCATTCTTACCCCCAAAAATTTTGAAAATAAAATGTGGATCATTGTTGGCTGACCAAGAGTTATGTGTGATTTTGGAAAACATACAAGTAAGCTGGCCTACAGATGTGGCATGGTCTGATGTTCAATATGGATATATACCGTATAAATTCAACTGTCAGCTATCTTTTAAAGTTGTTTATAATTCAGCTGATTTACCCGGACAACAAAGAATTTTATCATTAGGCAGGTAATATGGCTAACGCAATTGATTATGACACACGGTTAAAAGCTTCAAGCTATGTGACATTTACAAGCAGGTACAAAACATCCGATGTCATTTTTTATGGAGATGATCGCAAGACCACATTTACAACTTATAAGAGAAATGAAATACCTCAATCTGAAACAGACACATTTTTAACAGTAACCAAGCCCATTGAATATAGACCTGATCTGGTAAGTTACCGTGCATACGGAACGCCAGATTATTGGTGGAAGATTTTAGAATTTAATCAAATTGCCGATGTTTATGACTTCAAGGCTGGACTAAATATAAGGATACCAACTAACTTAGTGTAAAATATGGCAACAACATGCAACCTACCATTTGAAGCAAAAAAATATGCTTGCGGGCCTATAGCTCAGCCTATGCCCGGAGCAGTAAAATCACCATTTGTTAATATGATTTTTTTCAAAGGACAAAGACAAGTTACCGTAGGGAACAAATCTTCAAATTCTGCCAGTATTGCTGGGCTTGAAGATATTGCAAATGTGGGAACAGCATTTGTAAAGTCTTTTACATATTCTTTTTCCAACGGAGCAGGCGTTGAAGCTACAATTGTCGATACATCAGGTAGTGATTTTGCTAATTTTATGACCATCATGCCAAGCAAGGAATGTGATCCTCAAAAGGGAAGTTATTCGATTGTGGGCGTAGAATTTGGCTGGATTTTTCAGGATTGCAATGGTGTTTATCAGAAATACGGCAGCATAGAAGCAAGCTACGATGACTCCATCATAGATGTTACGACAAGCGATAAGGGCGCAGTTCAAGCTGGAAATTATCTTTGGTTCATGCTTACCACAATAACCGTGACTGAGTCTAGAGGCATTTGGGAATACAAACTTAAGCTTGAGTCGATGATGCAATCTTCTGCTCCATATACTAAAGACTCAAAAGCAATCGGCGCAGACGATCAGAAACAAGAGTTAAAAACAGCCATAGAAACAGCTTTAAAAGAATCATGCAAAAACTATTTCACCTCAAATCAACAAGAAAAGTTTGTTGATGATGCTAAAGTAAAGTTTGTTCGAGTCACTAAAAGTAACGGTGGTGGCGGTGGTTCTGGTGGTAGCCAAAGAATATTAGAAGACTTCAATTTCAAAAATTCAGATGGTGGAAAGAATGGCCCGAAGAGCGTATGGGCACCAGAACAGCAAGACCCTCTTTCAGCATCAAGAAAATGGCTCAATTCCTTCGAGACTGACAGAAATCTAGGAACGGTCATGGTAAGCGATGTGCGGGAGAAAAGACCTGTATTGATGGTAATGGAAAACCCACAAGACCCCTGTATCATTAGCACAGAATGTGCTGGTAATGAGGACAAACCGAAAAAGGTTTACATCGTAAACGGTGGCAACTGCTCTCCTGTGCTCGATTTTAAACCATCCGTTCAACTGGTGTTTATTGAGCCTACAACAAATGTTGGTCCCAACCCAACTAGTATGAATACTACAAATGGGCAACCAAACACAGCGACTGGAAATAATGCAACATCAAGCAAGAATTCAAATAAGTGTTATAAGGGAGAATTGAATCGCAAGGGTGTTGAAACTTCGATGTCTATCCCCGGTTCGAATCTCAATTTCAGAACTCCAGCACAAGCAAATGCGAAGGAATTTAAGAGTGGGTTGCCTATCCAAATGTAAACGAGTTTTTTTCACGGACTAATTACATGATACAAAGTGTTGCACATAAGATTGATGAAAGTGGATATCAGACTACATTAAAATTATCGTCGCCAATAGCCAATCAAAGAAGGTAGAGATGAAAAAACTTGCTGATTTAGAAGCTAAAGTATCACAGCTTGAAAGCTATATGAAATCGCTGGGGCTAGACAAAGCCATGAAAGGCGGTCCAAAAAAACAAAATGTGCGCTTATTAAAACAAAAGCAATCTGTTTACGGGGTTTACTCTGCTCTTTGTATTGATACTTTGGATGTTTATAAACAAAACAGAATAAGGTTTTTTTCACCACAGCTTCATGATCCTAATTCACCTTACAAATCCTTACCTTTTGCCTACCCTATATCTACTTTGGGAGGTTTTGATGACAGCGGATCGTCATGGGTTCCACCAGCAGGCAGTACTGTTATGTTGGTTTTTGAAGCTGGAAATAGGTCCGTAGGCTATTATCTTGGCACTACTTGGTCTAGAGATAGGGGACCAGATGGACAACATAAATTCCCGATTCCAATACCTGAATATCAAGAAATATATGAGGGAAGAAGAGGTGGCTACTTATGTGGCCCTAACGATGGATCACAGGTTTTGCCACCATGGAATACAGAAAGCTATAACGGATTTGATATAACTAGCATTCAAGATTTAGAAAACTCTCCAAATGCAGCAAAAAGACTGACTTACCCAAATATTTATGGATTCAAAACTCCAGAAAAACACATGGTGAAGATGGTCGATGGAGATGCCAAGTGCAATAGGAAGTGGAAAAGATTAGAAATCATGTCTGGCAACGGCAACTGGATGATTTTCAAAGATGACCATCTGCACTACGCTGGTCAATGGGCGCACCCTGATTGTGGAGTCCGTGCGGGAGATACAAGTTGTGTAGAAGGCGTTCCTAATCCAGCACCAAGGAGTGCTGAAGATGTTACTTTGTTTGCAGACTATGCAAATGCAGATATTATACCAGATGAAATTGATGTCTTGAATTTTCAAACAAAAAAAACTGAAAACCCTACTTGTAACGGCAACATAATTGGTGGGTCACCCGATTACCAAGGTAAAACTACACAAAAAGGTTCTAATCCTTTTTTCAAACATGCAAACGAATGCAGGCCATACAAAGGTCCGCAAACACCACAAAATAATAGATGTGACTTACCACAGTCTGGTGTCCAAATATTATCAATTTCTGGACACACTTTAGTGATGGATGACTCAGTTAAAGACCCTCAAGGAAACATGGAGTGGAATAGAAGCACCAAACCGTTTGATTTTGGTTGTACCGATATGTATCTGGGCAGAACATACTGGAAGTCTGCAACTGGACATACAATAGAATTAAATGATGTTGAAAAAGGTGGAGACACCAAGCAAACCCGTGGGGCCAACAACGGTATTAGACTAAAAACTGCTTTAGGAAATGAACTTTTTCTTTGTGATGATTCAGAAGGGCCAAATTGCCCATCACCGGCAACTGAAAATCAAGGCGTTTTAATAAGAAGCACAAGTAACAATATTATCAAGATGTCAGATAAAGGAAACAAAAGGCCTATTCCATGCCGTAAAGAAGGTGGAACTCCAGTTAATAAAGCTAGTTTTGGATATATTGTTGTAAGAACTGGATATGGGATGACTCTTGATTTGGTTGATAATGGATCGCAAGAAAAAACACAATTTCAATATATGCGTTTAATTTCTCCACAAAGAGACAATACTAAGCGTGGGCCACATTTCATGTTAATGGCTGAACAACCTACTGGACCGGGGACTCTTTATTTGAGAGCCGGTGGCAATTTAATTCAGTCTAGTTGTGATAATTCAGTAGAATTTGTGGGCTATGAGCAAAAAGATGGAAAGTTTGTTGATAATCCAGCTAGCAAAATAACATTTGTTTCAGATAAAAAATATGAACAGATCAAAGACTACTCATATACAGGAGCCAACAGAGTTATATATAATGCACAAAGAGACATCATTTTGCTTTCTGGTCGAGACTATGATCTGCCAAAGGATAAGAACGGAAAGCCTCAAGGGAAAGGTCCGGGTTGTTTTCCAGTAGTCGTGTTTGTACCCGGAAGTAATGGTGGTGGAGTGCTTAAAATAAGTGACAGAATATTTGCCAGTTGTTCTCCACAAGCTCCGACTGTATCCATATATAACATGAGACCTTATGTTAATCCAAGATAATTAGAGGAGCTATGGATTTATTAGCAGCACCGTTTCCAATAGTAAAAACCCCACTTGGCCTTTTAGCTCCCACCACGGGATTGACTGGTATCAAGGGAGATTTGATTCAGCTGCTACTTACAAATCCCGGTGATAGAGTAATGTTGCCTACATATGGCACACCACTTAGAAGACTTCTTTTTGAACCAAATACTACGATGTTAGCTGATACTGCAAGGTCTGCTATCATTCAGGCAATTCAGCAATGGGAGCCAAGAATAGTAGTAGATTCAATAGATGTTGAGAACAGCGCAACCAATGCTACATTTCCATCTGGTGATCCAAAACAGAACCTTGAGAATTTTTTGTATATAAAAATAAAGTTCAGCACCTTTAATAATATTGATGTAGTTGAAGATTTAACATTGCAAGTACCAATAGGCGAGGCATAAGATGGCAGAAACATGTCCTTTTGAAGTTTTACCGTATAAGTCTACGAATATACAGAATCGCCCCACGCCTGTAAATCTAAACTATACCAACCAAGATTTCTGGTCTATGAAAGCCAGATTGATAACATTCATAAAAGAAAGATTTGGCGATCAGTTCAATGATTTTGTAGAATCAAGCCTTGCTTTGATGTTGATCGAGAACTGGTCTTTTATTGCAGATACTCTTTCATTCAAAATCGATCAAATTGCAAATGAAGTTTTTATCGATACTGTCACAGAAATAGAGAATGCATTTAGGTTGGCAAAACTTGTTGGCTACCAACCCATGCCACCTATAGCTTCTAAATGTCTGTGGACAGCAAGAATAAATGCACCCCAAACAATCGACCTCACAATTCCAACTCCTTTCGATGTAAGCTTGGTAAACAACGGTGCTGGGGTTAATTTCGAACTATTTCCAGCCGATGTCTTCAATAGACCTATTTTTGACCAACCTATTATCATCCCAGCTGGTGCAATCACCAATTCGAATATTGTTGGAGTAGAGGGTCAGACATTTACCGATACCTTTGTGGGAACAGGAGAAATTAACCAAAATAGTTTGTTAAATTTTAGACCAGTACTTATGGATTCCATACGAGTTGATGTTGATGGACAAAGATGGGAACAAGTTCCTTTCTTTACGGATTCACAACCCCGAAGAGAATATCGTGTTGAGTACACATCTGATTACAGCGCTTTCATCATATTTGGCAACAATCGTGCTGGATTGATCCCTCCCGCTGGAGCCGTGATCACAGTCACTTATCGTGTGGGTGGTGGTACAAACGGGAATATAGTTACGAATTTTGCAAATGTAGAAACTTTGATTCCTATTGAAGGTCAGGATTTTAGCGTACTGGTCAATCTGAGTAATTATACCCGTGGTGAGTTCGGGTATAACGGAGATACAGTAGAAGATATTAGGAGAAAACTTCCTAACTATAATAGGACACAAGATAGGGCAGTAACAGGTTCTGACTATAAGACATTGTGTGATAATTTTGTAACACCATATAATGGTGTAATGGGAAAATCAACTGCTGCATTAAGACATAACGGATGTGCTGCAAATATTGTTGATATTTACGCTCTGGTTAAGCAAGGTGATAATGGGCTGACCTTGGCTTCGTCACAGTTCAAGGCAGAACTTACCGACTATCTGAACACCAAAAAAATGTTGACAGATTTTATTTGTATCAAAGATGGTGTTATAGTTCTTACATCCTTATCAATAGATGTTGTCTTGGACAAATACTACAGAACATTTGAGGAAAATATCAGGGCCAAAATAGAAAGAAACCTTGCTATTTTCTTCAACTTGAATAACTGGGATTATGGTCAGATTCTAAGAAATACGGATGTTATAAAAGCTTTGTCAAATATTTCTGAACCATATCGTTATGAGGTAAACTTGACTACATCTGATCCAAATAATAGCGGTTCTCAGGTAACCACCAAGTTTTATGAAATAATTCGACCAGACAACATTCAGATTGATTTCCAATATGAGTAATGAGGAGTAATGGCAATTTTATATTACAACAATCCGAAGGTAACTGACCAGATTGAATTTGATTTCTATACTCCAGACGCAGATGGTTGCTTCTTTGCTGATCCTTATGCCGTTGAAAACATCAAAATTTACTTTGTTGAAAGAAATCTCAATGGTACCAAAGATACACTTTCTTTGGTTGATCAATTTGATGTTTCTAAACAAAAAGAATATTTAGACGCTCAACAATTGGCTTGTGATGATCCGACTGAAACAAATATTGCAAATGCCTTTAAATTAAAAAAACAATTCGAAGCTACGAGCATCTATAACAGCACTTGGTATACCCAAGCAGACATAATTTTCAATGTTGGAACTTCAACTTATCCAGTTTGGACTGCTGCTGGTCCAAATACTGATTCAATTATTTCTAAAATTACTGGAGCAAGCGGAGAAGTCCAAAACGGTCATTTCAAATTTATCTGGTCACCAAACGGAACTATCAGGGAAGGTGATTTTTATTTATGCTGGACATGGGCTCCAAACTTAGCTGGTGACAGGTTTTCTGCCTACCTGCATTTTTATGTAAATAGCAACATATCAAATGAAGTTACCAGCCCAGCGCATATTGTTGATCCAAATAAGTACAAAAATCTTCTGGATTCATACCTCCCAGAGATGTACAAAATGTCATATGCAAAAGATGATCTAACAGTACCAACATTAGATAAATTAAACTATGCAATAGGTGATGGATTTACCGTACTAGATAACCTTGGTGTTCAGCTTGTTGACATAACGGATGCAAATGCAACTCAGGAACCGATTTTAGGATATTTAGCCAATTTCTTTGGTATGCCTCTCAGGTCCACAGATGTGACACTTTGGAGAAGGCAAATAAAAACAGCAATACCTTTGTGCAAGAAAAAAGGAACTTACGATGGACTCAAAGAAGCATTATCTAATGCAGGCATAGGGTTGCTGAACTATTCCCAACTTTGGCAATGTAGAACAAATGCAGTTTTTACCGAGACTTTTGAGTTTACAGGAAGTTATAATTTTACATTGTCTTATGTTTCACTTGATCCAACAAATGTGACTTATACTCCATTTTTTAGCTTAGAAAAAAGAGACCCATTCGATACTGTTGATACAAGTTATCAGACAGAAAGTTTATCAAACATCACTATTTCTACGAGTGGTGGTATAAGCACCATGACATGGACTGGAGATGAATTATATTATGATCCTGTAAATGAAGTTGGTGAAGTTATAAAAATTACTTATCTTCTTTACTTGCCAACTGGTGCAGAGTTAACTAGATATAACATCATTAATGCTCTGCCATTAGCTGACTTGCGAGATGACAGAAATTTTAAATATCCACCAAAGGATTGGAATACTAAAGTAATATCAGAATCTAATTCTGACTTTAGCACGGTAGTCACACAAAAAAATCCTTTCGTTGACTACCTTTATTTTGGTAAAGTCAGAACGAAGTTCCCATATTCAGAAAATGTATACAACATGGATGAATACAATGGATCATTGCGTGATTCGCAAAAACCTTGTGATATCGACAAGAGCTTCATCGAACCTTGCAGTAATGGAATAAGTGCAAAATTTTCCTTGGATGTGGAAATAAGTGATTTATCAGACGATAGAATAACTGAATGTCAAAGTATTATTAATGATTTTACCCCGATGCATTCAATACTGCATACTCTAAATTTTACTGGTAAATTCGAAGATATTATATTGCCTCCAATTGAACAATATGAGGCATTAATTCATTACAACCAAGATGATTACTGCATAGCTGGAATGGCACAATATGTTTTGAATAGGGCCATGTATTTAGGATTGGATCAAAACGCAGTATACAGGAACGAATTGGCAACTCAATGGTCTTGGTACATTATTGAAGGCACGGACGCATACAATCAAGCAATTACATTATTTTGTTCCGAAGTAAATTTTCAGACTCTTGGTGTAAGAGATGTTGATACAGAAACTTTACTAGAAGTACTGTCTCCTTCAGCAAACTCTGGAGAATATTGTGTTCAAAATCCGAACGCTAATTTCATAGATGTGTCACAAACTATTCCAGTAAATGAAACTCCCAGTTTGAATAAATCGTCTTTTACATTTAGGCTTTCAAATATTAATCTAGCCGATAGCAATTTTACAGCAGCACAAGCAAATATTTACAAATTAAATGATGATTCGGTTGTTTTGAGTGATTATGCAATCAAAACTGTTTGGGATGTAAACAACGGATACGCTGCCCAAGCTTGGCAGGTGATTTTGCCGACAGGCACATATGACATATTAGATATGCATGATGATGTTCTAATAATAGAAGATGACGGAACCTTAAGCAATGTTTCTGCGACAGGCGTTAACTGGTCTTTGTTAAGTCCAACAGCAACTGAACTTACATCCAGCAACGGAAACTATGTTGTTGAAGTAATAGGCAAAATAACAATTGATCCAAGTTTGAATTATAACAATGTTAACACACTTATAGATGGAAGTGGATATTTTTACCTTGATTCAACATCAGATCAGTTCAAGTTTTATAGCTATGTAGATGGAGATAACCAATCTTTCTTGGTATACGACTGGAATGGTGGGACTGGTACGGTTGCTGGCAAAATACTAAAAAGACTTGTGGATGATACAACGGGTAATTTCGGTTATCGAGGAATGATGATTAAAGCGTTGCCCGGATGGCCAGTCTTTGATAATCCAGCAAGTGCAGTTGTTGATAATAATAATTTTATATGGAATTACTTGGTAGCACAATATTTTGTTGCCGTTCCAAAACTGTTTGCCATAAGTGAAGTTATGACGATAGGGCCTGATACTTATTGGGTTCTAGACGGAGCACTTATTGATTATGGAGTCGCAACAGGAACTCCGACTACATTCCAAATTTTCCGTTATTCAAAAGAATCCATACAATTGTTCGGAGAGCAACTTTATGATGTAAGCCGATTAGGACAAGAAATTTATGATTATGCTGTCAATTACTCTTTTAGTATGATGGAAAACATGACACAATTAGCCATGAAACCAGAAAAACCGGGAATATCTGATAGTATAAAGCCACAAGAATTTATAAATATAAAGATAGAGTACGCAGATGGTCGTGTTGAAACAGGAGAGATATAATGAACTGTTCAGATAATATCAAAGCCATGGGTTCAATTGAGGGTGTGATTGAATACAACAATGGCAAGTCTTTGAAAATAAGCTGTCCTAATACGGTGCTTATCTTGGGACGAAACGCCCTGGTAAATACATTAATTAATAATACTGGTGACTATCCCAATCTTTTTGTCAATAGAATGGTTTTTGGTGATGGTGGTGTTGATGGAAGTGGAACCCCGAAACTTGTCACAACAAATCGAACGGGCCTTTTTGGAACTGTCCGTGCCACTAAACCAGTAGTGTCAACTGCTAATCCTGACAACTCAACTCAAGCTATTTTCACTTCAGTATTAACATATGATGATGGGAATGGATACAGTTTGAGTGAGATGGCTTTTGTTTTGAATAGTGGTGATTATTATAGCATGGTGACATTTCCACCAATTACAAAAAGTAGCAGCATGCAAATAACATGGAACTGGTCTTTGTCATTCGTATAATATAAAATTTTATAATAGGAAATAAATATAATATGCCAGATATCAATAACATTTCTGTACCTAGATACCAGCCAAGTCAGCCATATCACTATGTGTATGACAACTTGCCTATTGATGCTCTCGTAGCCCGTGAAGATTTAATCAATACGGCTGTTGATGCCAACACAGCAGCTATTGCTGCGACATATGGCACAGCTGGAAGTTTGGCTGGCAGACTAGATCAATCTCTTGAGTTAAATGGAGATTTAAAAACAGCAGCTGTTGACACAAGCTTGCACAACATAGGTGCTCATACTGACGGAAGCTTTACTGTTGATTCTGGAGAGCTTTCAGCCTATCAAGCAGACTATCCTCTTGTAACAAATCCGGTACCATTTGTTAGGATGCTTCAGGCAGAGAGAGAAAAATTAGCCTTAATTGATGATGAAGCTAAAAATATCACTATAGACTTCCCTGATGCTACTCCATCTCCACTTAGTTTTGATAATGGTATAATAAGTTTTGAAGATTCAACTACCATAACTTGGACATCAACAGGTGGACAAGCTGTAAGAGCAGATGTTGTATCAAGTTTGGCAAATGCTCACCAACATTATGACAATATAGTACCTGCAAGCGTTTCTCTTACACCTGATTACCAGAACTATTATACAGCATCTCCTACACCAATAACTTTTACTGCTGGTTCTTTGAAAGTCTACATAAATGGGGTAAGAGTGCCATCTAGTCCAACGCCTGCTATTTATATTCCAACAGCTGATCCTCTGACTTCTTGGACTTTAAATCAATTCACAGAAAATGGAACACCGAATGGATTTTCATTATTGAATCCGATTACGGCCAATGATATTATCGTGATTGATTTTGAAGTTCCTCTTTAATCCATAGCGAGTTAAAAAATGCTCTATGTTTCCAAATCAATTGATATGGAAATTTGTATTATTTGTATTGATGGAGATTTTTCTAAAATACGAAAAACTCAAAAAAGCTCATGCTTCTTGACCAAAGATTACAAAGTCATAGGTGTTATTCCAGAAAACAGAGAAGTTGAACCATCAGAAATAAAAATATATAAAGGTGGACTTTGTGTCACATCGTTAATAGATGTTGCTTTAAAAAATGTGAAATCTGAATGGGCATTTATTGTTTTTGCCGGTTCAGTAATCAAGAAAAAAATTGATCTTAAATTGTCTCAATATGTTGAAAATGAAAGGGATGTACTCTTTCCAGTTGTAAATAGGATTCATGATTTTGTCAGAGGCTCCATGAATGGCATATTGATAAATAAAGCATTTTATGACAAGGTTGGTGAATTTGGGTCTGGAAATGACCTGCAAGATACTAAAATATTATGGGCTGATCGTGCTTTGCAGAATGGTGTAAAATTTAAAGCGATTGTTGGCGCTTGCAACATATGAGGGTTTAATGTCTGATCATAAAAACATCGAAGAACAACTAAATTCTTTGACCGAAAAACATAAAGTCCTTCCCAAGCACACAAATTTTCAAATTGAACATTTTATGCTTGGGAAGGAAACCACAACAAATGGAAAATTGTGGCAATGTATTCGTGAATTAAATTCGAGAAAAGAAAATTTAGCAGCTGTCAATTTAGAAATGGAAGAAGCCCAAGATAATTTGGAATTGGCAAAATTAAAATTGGAATATTTCAAAAACAAGCCGACATTTCGCAAAAATGTTGTTTTAGAAAAGATAGCAAATCAAAAAAAGGAAATTCTTATAAGAAAGCATGAAAGAAGATTGAAAAATCTCCAAAGTGCCATGCTAAAGATTGCTGAAAGGAAAGAAGCAATTCTTGCAGAATGTGCCAAAATAATTGATGTTTTTAATAAGTATAATCCAGATAATAAAGTAATAGATATTGATGATGAAAAAAACCAGCTTGAGTATTGGAATTCAAGATTGATAGAAGAGGTAAATTTAAACGCAATGTGTGGTTTTGCACCTAGCGTTGAACTTATCAAATCTGTTCTTGCTATGCCTGACGATTCTCAGGTGAAAATTCAACTTGGAAATGCTATGTCAGGGGCAAAAAAATTACTCAATTGAAATAACTAAACTATGGCCAGTAAATTAACTTCTTATGACATTGGATATCTACCCGGAGACCTGTCGCTTTATCCACAAGCTATTGACAGCTATGATAATTTATATGAGGCTAAAAACTTAGCTTCGACAAAGTTGGCGCAAAACTTTGGGTTTAGTGGCAAAATCATGGTTGTAGATGATACGACCAATTTCCCGGAACAAGGCATCATTCGTGTAAGCCTCGCAAATTACGATGGCCTCACAAGTGAAATGATGTACTACCAAAAAAAGACATCAAATACATTTCAAGATATAATTAGAGGCTTTTGCGCCACAAGACAAAGTTCTTGGACTGCCGGTGCAAAAGTTGAAGCCGGTGTCATGGCAGAACATCACAATTCTCTCAAAGATGCCATTTTGCAAATTGAATCTAACTTAGGGACAACAGACAGCACAGATATTACCACTTTAAATGGTCTTTTAAAACAACAAGAGGCAAGATACCTTGCTCCTAAAGCTCTTTTCAGAGCTTATCCTTTAAAAGGACCAGCACCGCTGACCGTTAATTTTCATAACTTTACATCCTCAGTCTCAACACGATTCTTTTGGGATTTTGGTGATGGTGGCAGTTCTTATGACAAAAATCCATCGCACACTTATCTGACAGAGGGCAACTACACAGTTCAACTCAGAGTGATAACAGAGCTTGGTGGACAGGGATTTTCAACCAAGACAAGCTACATTCAAGTTTCAAACGAATATACAGAGCCTTTCTTCTATGTTAGCCCAACTATCGGTTATTCACAAGAATATGTGGATAAACACGGTGGAACTGTTACTAACTTTACATTTATCGATCAAACAAATGCTCAAATATCCAATAGACTTTGGCAGTTTGATGATGGCACAAATTATTTTGCAGTTGACCCATATGAGCATGTCGTGACACACAGCTACCAAAAAGCTGGGACATACAACCCTTCTATTCTCATCGGCTTAGAGGGCCAGCAAGTTTTAAGAGTATTCAGTACGCAAGGAATTACGGTGTTATAATGGCCCCAGAAATTACTTTTCCAACTACCTTAGACACAGAAACAAATTTATATGTTGTAAAAGATTCTGCATATCTTGTTTTGGCAAAAGATTATAATCCCGGCGACACAACCATTACTGTTGAGCTAGACACTCAAAAAACTCTTTTATTTCCTACAACCGGCATTATCACTCTGACCGAGCAATGTTCAGACCCCCAATACAGGGGCCTTTCTTTTTATTATGGCTCAAGGACAGATACAGTCTTCAGCGATTTGACACTTATAAATCCTGAACTTGATCATTATAAGCCAAGTAGAGTTACAAGTGTTGTTATGAATGTTATGGCAGAACATCATAATAATATAAAAGATGCTGTAATAGCAATAGAAAATTATGTCGGCAAAAAAGGCATTATGGGAAATTACAATACTGTCAATACCGGCAAGCTCGAAGAAAGAACCAACTTCTTATATACCAAGGCATTTGAACCAAAAGCTTGGTTCAGCGTTGATAAAAGAATCGGCCTTGCTCCATTTACAGTAACATTCACAAATCAGTCTATCCGATTGGGAGCTAATATTCCCGGAAATACAATTCAGTATTTTTGGAATTTTGGAGATAATACTTCTTCCAATGTTGTTTATTATGAAGCTACTTCTGATGTTCCTTCTTATGTAAACAATGTTATAGTTGAAGATTTAGACGGCGGGACGATTGAAAAAACCTATACTCGACCGGGAACATATACTGTCACCTTGACAGTAGTAAATGAATACGGAACAGATACTGTAGAATTCAACGATCTTATAAATGCTAAGTATGAAGCTCCAGATGTCTGCGTAGTAGAATTTTCTGCTGTGGAAAATCAGGATGTTGTAAATGGTATATTTAAGACACCCACAGGGGTCAGCGTTATTCTAGGGATTCCAACTGGAATTAACCCCGCTACCGGGAGAACTTACTCTGGGGAAGAAGTCGATGGATCAGGCAATCCAATTGATCCAATTAACAAATACACATGGCTACTATCAGATGATACAAACCATGGTAATGACCAAAACACTACTGCATTTTATACTGTGGGTGGTCTTTACGATGTAGTTGTTAGATGTGATACAGACAGTAGAGCTTATAGAATTACAACATTCCCAGACTATATCAATGTTGTTGAAAGACAGAATTTGTGGCTTTCAACATTTTTTGGTAGCTCCACTACTGTTATCCAAACATCCGAATTTGGATTAATTTCTGAAACATTCAAGACAAAACAAAATTCTTTTACAACTCTCGATATTACAACAACATTTTTGGAGTCGGAAACAAATTCAACACAACTTTTAAGAGAATTTAAAAGAAATACATCTTTTGCATCAAGGTCTGGAATCGTTTCAGGACTTCAAGGAACAGCTATTTTGCATTATGCGACAGGACGCTCTGGAGCGACCATTTCGGATGAAAAGATTAAAGCCATCAGTTACAACGGGTTTTTAGAAACCTACACAGCATTTCCTCTGGCTGGCCCAACATATATTGAACGACCATGGAACTGGGTTGGATTAAATTTCTTAAATAAAATTACATTTATATTCGGCAACTTGAGCGTAGCACAATCTCCCGGATTTTCTTTGACAAACTTGTCAAGACAAGTACACGACTTGGTAACAAATACGCTCGATACCGCAACGCTATCCTCTGGAGATTTTATTGGAGGTGCTTCGGAGTTATTGAGCAATGCTGCTGATTTTTCAGGTGGCGTTGCTATTTATGGCAACTTTAGCGCCTATAGGTATGCTTGGAGAAATAGGAAAGGTTATATTCTTAAAAACAATGCTGTTGGAACATTTTTCCAAATCAAATCTTTCTTTGCGTCATATGAAGATGCCAACTATTCTGTTGCTGGGTTTGAAAAACTTCCCGATATATTAGGCCCAGTCAAATATGAAGGCCAATTAGTAAATCTAAATAGTGGTTTGTTTTTCTTCAATAATACTGGCGCTGTGTCTTCTTTTGATACAACAACAAATGTTTGGAGGACTGGTGGTCCGGGACTAAATTCAGCAGAATTTACTACTTTGCAAGATACCACCGCTACAAATTACGACTCTGAATCTAATACTTTATTGGCAACTACTGATGGAGACAGAAGAGCCTTTTTAAGTTTTGATTATTCCAATAATTCCTTCATCAAATTCAACGATTTGGATTTGACATTTACTAAATTACCAGCAAGACCGTCTGGAAATCAATGGAATTTTGGATTTTTCTAACGATAGATACTTGCAAAAGAAGGTAATAAATTGGCTGTTCCGTTTCCACCTAAAGTTGTATACCCCCTAGACTACGATACAGATCGTACTCTGTTCAAGGTTTACAATACATCAGAAACCGTTTTGTCCGCTAATTTGGAAGCTTGGGCAACAACCATAAACATCATTCCAGTTGAACTAGAAAAAAATGAGATTTGGTCAGACAATGGATATGTGACAATAAGCGGTGAATTGATTTATTATGATGCTGTCGGTAAAGACTCGAACGGCAAAATTAATACACTTTTGAATTGCATTCGTAATCTTGGAGGACAACCTCCACAATACAATCTTGCTGGTACAGATGTAAGAGGATTTGTTCTAGCCGAACACCATAATCAGCTTGCCCGTGCGATAGTTAATGCAGAAAACTTTATGGGCATTAATCTTGCACAAGATAAGGCTACTCTTGATTGGAGAATAAGAAATCTTGCTAATCAGGGAGCTATAATAGATGACTATGGCTGTCCAGAAATTAATTTTAATTATTACATAATTTCAGAAGATATAACTGTTGGAACTACCATAGCATTTAATCTAGAAGTAAATGGCACATTTGATAGTTTTGTAATAGATTTTGGAGACGAACAGTCCACAACAACCGTCACAGGTGGCACCCATCTTTATGCTCCGAACTCAACAATTGACCCAGTAGTAACCGTAACTTCAACAAATTGCGAAGGCGTGGTGAGTGGTGTCAAGAGAAATGTATTGAATCAACCTTTGGCACAGCAGGTAACAATCGACCTGAATATTGCTGTACCTACGATACCTGAATTTCCAAATTTGCCATCTGTATTTACTAATAATGTAAACAACCAACTTTTACTCCCACCTATTGTATTCCCATGTTTAGACCCCGTGGGTTTTGGACCCATTACTGTTCCATCAGTAATCAAAATCACACCGCCATTAATAATTCCTAGCATAGTAAATTTTGTAAATCCTCCAAATATACCGAGTTCAGTAAGCATCAGTCCTGTAAGCATAAATCTGCCTAGCTACATTTATGTTGAAGGTCTTTGTTCTCCCATTCCTCCAACGCCGTTCCCTCCGATACCGCCAGCACCAGTTCCACCGACACCAGTTCCACCGACACCAGTTCCTCCAACACCAGTTCCCCCGACACCAGTTCCCCCGACACCAGTTCCTCCTGTTCCCCCGACACCAGTTCCTCCTGTTCCTCCAACACCAGTCCCGCCAACGCCTGTTCCTCCAACGCCAGTCCCGCCAACGCCTGTTCC